TCATAGATTTAGGGCGTTTGCGAACAGGGTGACGGACTCTTCTTTCAAGTCATCAATAGCATGTCCATAAATCTTCATAATCATTTCGGCAGTGTTTCCTAAACGTTCAGCGACATCATGGACCGGCAGACCCTGGGTGAGTAGCAAGGTGGCATGGGTATGACGCAACCCGTGAAGGGTGATGTTTGGTATCCCTAAGTCGTGGCGCCTCAGAAAATCTTTTAGGTAACGTTGGCAGGCGGAAGCGCTGATCGGGACGCTTTGAGTTGAGACAAAGGCAAAATCACTTTCGGAGTGACCTTTCCCATGCCGCAGTTTTAGAGCCTTGGTCCAAAGCTTGTAGCTCACCAGCATGTCGATGATTTGGCTATCAATCATAATGGTTCGCTGACTGTTTAGCGTCTTCGGGGACCGGACCCCTTTGGTGTCCCGCGTCCTGTTCACTGTGATGGTCCTTTTTTGTGCGTCGATATCCTCCCAGGTGAGACCAAGCGCTTCACCTAACCGCAATCCAGAGTATGCCAGAAGATGAAAGAGGGCGCTATGGGTGGGCAGCGCATGATCACTGACCGCCTTTAAGAAAGCATTTAACTGCCTTGCATCGAGAAAGGCGGTCTTTTTCCTCGTCTCATCGACGGACATCCCACTAAACCGATTCCTCGGAAGGTATTCGTCGTCAACGGCTGCATTCACCACGATCATGAAGGTCTGATGATAAAGGTGAACGGTCCGTTGAGCCAGCTTCTGATGCAGGACATTAAGAAATTCTCGTTCATAGGTGGTCCTGTCGAGAGAGGATAACTTATATCTTCCTATTAAAGGCTTAATATAATTATTAATTATACCCTCCCGATGATCCCGTGTGGATACCTTCCATTTATGTTGTTTCGTGTCGAACCAGATATCTACCCATTCGGATACCGTCATGTTCGATTTTTCGATTTGCCGAGTCTCTCCGTTAAATATGGATGCCTTTACTTCAAGTAGGGCGCGAATGGCCGCATTTTCCGAAGGCAGTCCCTGTTTCGACTTCTCCCGCCGTTTGCCAAGGGCATCGTAATATCGCATCCGGTAGCCCCACTTCTTTTCCTTCTTGCCAGTGTAGTAATAGAAAACTTCCTTCTCCTTCTTCGATGGGAATCGTTCCATCTCATTGATCTCCCTTTCTTTCGCGTGGACAGACGCATGTGGGGGAGGGGACGGAAGTGTTGACATCACCCCCTTTCTGGATACCTATTCATTCGTCATCATCGATCTGTTTCCACCGGCGAGTAGTCGGATCAATCCATTTCTCTACTTCGACAAATGATCTACCGTCCAAGTCTTTAAAACGTCCGAGAATAGGCAAGAGGCCAATTTTATACTTCGGATGCTCCTGGAGTTTTTCGAACTCAACAAATTTTGATTTCTTTTTCAATGGACCCAGCTCCTTTGTAGGTGGTTTCTTATGTACTGGTGCAGTCGTCGACGGGCAAATTCGGGTTCGACGCAAAACGTCGAGCACAGCATATCCACTGCGGCCGCCTCGTGGTCCGGGAGATCCAATTGCATGAGCATGGACGTCGGGATGCAGGCGTGCCGCGCGAATATCTCTGCCTTCTCTTCCTGGTAATCCCGGAATGGGGGAGGCAGCTGGATTTGATTACCGACATGCCAGAGGGCGTGGCAAAGTTCGTGGTTAAAGGCTTGCCATTGTTCAGGTTCAGAAAGTCGCTCGTCTACAGTGATTAAACCATCCATGTAGACTGACGGGGCAGGGGTGTACAGAATGCTCAGGCCAAGCCGGGCGGCGATTGATTCAGGATCGAGCTGGACAGGACGATAAATATCTATGGATTCATACAAGACATGCACGTAATCCTCGATGGTGGTATATGTATATCTCATCGAGATCACTCCTTTTGGGAACGTATGTTCTATTTTAGGTTTAAAAGAAAAGCCCGAAAACGGGCTGGAGAAAACTTACTTCAAATCGATAGTAACAGGATGGTCTTCTGTGAAATCCATATCATCCCATGAGAAAACATGGAGAACCATTTCGATATTTTCTTCTAATGAAGGAAGATCACCTTCGTAGTTTTCGATAGTTAGAACAGCATCGGCTAGCTTTCCACCTGCTACTTCTTGACTCATGTTCAGCATCATATCGTCCACCATTTTGCCGTCTGCAGAAACTTCATTCGCTTGGAATTCAAGAGTATCGTCACGCTTATTTTCTACTTCAAATGTGACGTTGAATTTTTCTTCGTCCCATTCTTTATCTATGATATGTTCTGCTTTCACAAGTGTCGCTTTAATGTTTTCATTATCGACAATTACTTCGTTGTACTCCTTGGAGAAAGCCTCATCAGCTTTATCTTCGGTAGCTTTTTCGTCAGTAGCTTCTTCTGCAGGGGCTTGTTCTTCAGATGCATCGTTTTTGTTAGCTTCATCCTCGGAGCCTTCCTCAGTTGAGCCGCAAGCCGACAGAGTTACGGCGCTACCCATGAGTAATGCAATCAACCATTTGTTCATTTCTATCTCTCCCCTTTAGGTGTTATCTCCTAAACTATACACAATTTGCACCAATTCTTCTATATTCCAGTCACAATTTATCCTTTAGCTTCTCATAAATCGGCGCATACTTCGGAAGTTCTTCTACTATATCCTCTGGCCGGTCATGGAACGCCAGGTCCTTCCGCTGAAGGAACCAGTCGAGAACCTTCTGATAGTACGGAGTAAGTTCCTCATACTTTTCATCCGGAATGCCCATTCGGACGTGCAGCGGGACTTCTTTTGGCTCCGCTGGTTTGCTGCCGGCCATCTCAGGAATGTCGGTGCGGCCCAGGAGGTAGTCGGTAGAGACGCCAAAGTAATCAGCTATTCTGGCCAGGGTTTTGTTGTCTGGCTCTCTATTCCCTTGTTCGTACATGGCATAGGTTGTGCGTGCGACACCAACCTTCTCGGCCATTTGAGCTTGGGTTAACTTTTCTTGGTTTCTTAATAATTTCAATCGTTTAGTCAGCAAGTCGTTTTCCCCCTGTACGACTATTATACCTACACAATATGTGTATTAAATAGATTTACACGAAATGAGTAAGAAATAGTTGACATTACACATAGGGTGTATTATGATTCTATCAACAGCTACACAGACCGTGTAAAAAAGGAGGTGCAATGATGAGAGAGTGGCTGAAAGAGAAGCGAGAAAAGAAAAATCTCACCCAAGAACAGGTCGCTATAAAAGTCGGGGTCGCACGCACCACTTATGCGATGTACGAGCAGGGTCGGCGCAATCCTGATGTGGGTGTGGCTGTTAGAATCGGTGATTTACTCAAATTCAAGTGGACGCTTTTTTTTGAAGAAGAAGTACACGAAGCGCGTAAAAAGCAGGAGGTTTCCTGAACATTTAAGACTGGATGAGGAGGCGAAACAATGAACGAACTGATTCCAACTCAAGAGACCAACGAAGGTCAAATCATCGTGAGCGGTCGTGATCTTCATGATTTCCTGGAAGTAAAAACCGAGTATCGTAAATGGATCGGTCGGATGATCGAGTATGGATTCACAGAGAATGCAGATTTCATAAGGGTGACCCAAAAATGTCCGACCCCTGGTGGTGTACAAGAAATAGCCGATCATCATATCCGCCTCGACATGGCGAAGGAAATCTCCATGCTCCAAAGGAACGAGCGCGGGAAGATGGCCAGACAGTATTTCATAGAAATCGAACGCCGTTGGAACAGTCCGGAAATGGTCATGAAGCGAGCCATGGATTATCTGAACGCTCAGGTTCAAAAGCTGACCACTCAAAATCTCGTGCTTGAACAGCAAGTGAAAGAGTTCCAGCCAAAAGCTAGTTACTATGATTTGATTCTGCAGAATAAGTCGGTGATCTCAGTAAGTCAGATTGCTAAGGATTACGGGATGGGCGCGCCAACACTCAACCGTAAACTCAAGGACCTAGGCGTTCAATACAAGCAGGGCGGTGTGTGGCTGCTTTACGCAAAGTATCAGGACAAGGGATACACCAGCACCAAAACCCACGCTATAGATAGTGAAAAGTCAAAACTTCATACCTATTGGACTCAAAAAGGACGGTTGTTCATCTACGACCTGCTGAAAAGCCAGGGTATCTTGCCGGTCATCGAGCGAGAACAAATTAGCTGAGGGGAGGGGTTCACATGGGTTTGGCTCAAGTCCAACTGGATGAGCAGGAGATCCAGCGACAGATCAATGAGCGCCTGGATCAAATATTCCGAGACACTCTAATTTTGTGGGACATCAATGAGATGAGCAAGCGGCTCTGCATGAGCAAGTCATTCTTGGAAGAGAATATTCTGCACGATCCTCGGATGCGGCTGCTGGAACGCCGGAAGCAAAACGGGAAGCGCTTCTGGTACTACGAACAGTCGGTGCAAGTCATTAAGCAAATCATGGATGAATGGTGATTAAAAACTAAGCGTGGACAGACGTAAAAAAAATGGGGAGGGGGCCGGGAAGACCGGCCATAAGAGGAGCCATGAGAAGAGTGAGTCTTTCGGGGCGTGTGGGAGGTACAACTTTAGATTACATCGTATGGCACTCGCTCACCATTCCATTTTGGAATAAGGGGGTGAGGAGAGATGAAATACGGAGCCATTTTAAAAGCGGCCAGGGTCCGTTCGGGCCTCAGTCAAGAAGAGTTGGCACACATGCTGCACATCAATCAGTCGGACGTCAGCAAATACGAGTCAGACCGCAAAGAGCCACACATGAGCCTGTTCCGAGACTGGACAGCACTCACGCAGGCGCAAGACGTCATGGTGGCCTTTATATGCGGTATGGACGGACTGACGATCTTACAAAACATGATGTCGGTTGTCACGGGATTCATAGGAGGGTGGTTCATTTGATCAAGCGACTTGCAGAAGAGTACGGATTCGTAGCCGCCGGGATGCTGATGATTTTTGTGGTCTTATGGATTGCACTTTGAGGAGGGATGAAGTGGACGAACTAATAGCGGCCAAGATTCGGATCCTGCAAGCGATCCGGATCGCCAAGCAAGAAGACCAATTACTAAGAGAAGCACTCGAACTAATCGACAGACAAATAAAAAAGCGGCCTGACGTTGCACCGCCAGAACCGCCAAAGCCTGTTTTGTAACTCAAGTATACCACGGGAGCTTGGCTCCCATCAAGAAGCGTCGGGGTGCCACATTCCCCCAATAGATGCCTCGGCGTTTCTTGATGGGGTTCAACCATCAGAGAGGAGAGACAACATGCCAAAGATCATCGATGCCCGCATCGCCTATTACACCCGCAAGGTGGCACAGCACTTCGGCCGTAAACAACAATGGTCGCCGGAAAGGATAGCGGCCCGACATGGCCGACTGATGCACTATAAAGCGGCGATGCACAAACAAATTGAAAAGGAGGCACCAGAATGGATCACCCAACCGTATCTCAAATCATGACAACTGGCTACCCGTCACAGACCTACCTCACCTACGAGGACCGGCAGTGGAGCGCTATCGATCACGCCGTAGTCGCGGACCATCCCATCGAGGACATGTATGGCGATGAGGTCCGAACAGGAGACAAGTACTTCATCGATGACGCCGGCCGGATTGTGCTGCAGGAGAACTTCAGGGACTACCTGATAGACCAATGTGGCGCAGTGTTTTACGAAACAAAATAAGCCCGCTGCAGCAACAGCGGACTTCGGGCTCTTCGATATAAGTTCACCTTAAGTATACCCGGAGAGCCCGTCCTAATTCAAGAGGAGGGAAAAAGATGCAAGCTGAATCACTGAAGAATGTGTTGCAGATGGACCGTTCGGAATGGCTTGAGGAACGACGCCGTGGAATTGGAGGTTCGGATGCCAGTGTGATTCTGGGCGTGAACAACTGGAAGTCAAAGTTCCAGCTGTATCTCGAGAAGACCGGTGAATACACCGAGGAAGTCAACAATGAATATATCTACTTCGGAAATATTTTGGAGGATATCGTCGCTCAAGAGTTCGCACGACGGACCGGTAAGAAAGTCCGCCGGAACAACCGGATGCTCGTTCATCCAAAGCACGAGTTCATGAGGGCAAACCTTGACCGGGTCGTCGTCGGGGAGAAAGCAATCCTCGAATGCAAGACGACAAGCGCCTGGAACGCTGATCAATGGGAGGGCGAGGACATCCCGGCCTCTTATATCTGCCAGGTGCAGCATTACATGGCAGTGACCGGTTACGAGAAAGCCTACATCGCTGTCTTGATCGGCGGCAACCGGTTCGTCTGGAAGGAAATTGAACGGGACGAAGAACTGATCGACATCATGATCGAGCGTGAAGCGGATTTCTGGTACAACCACGTGCTCGCCGGTGTACCGCCTGAGATTGATGGCAGCCCAGCGGCCGGCGAACTGCTCGCGAAGCTTTACCCGAATGACGATGGGGAGACGATAATGCTCACTCAGTCCGACGATGAACTGCTCGATGCTCTGGAATCCATCAAAGCCGAATTGAAAGAGCTCGAAACGGTCAAGAAGCAATACGAGAACCGATTGAAACAGACCCTCGAGAACAGCCCTCACGGCGTCTCTCCAAGGTTTGAAGTCACTTACAAGTCACAGGTCCGGAACACCATCGACTCTAAGCGTCTGCGTGAAGAGTTGCCGGATATCGCACAGAAATTCACCAAGGAATCGAAGGCCCGCATTCTGCGGATCAAGAAGCTCGAGGAGGCTAACTGATGGCAACTGTAAACGAACTAAAGAAGCAAGTTTCAAAGGCACCTCAACAGGCTCAGAAGCAGCCGAAGACAATCGAGGACTACCTGAAGCAGATGGCGCCGGCGATGGCCGAGGCGCTGCCGAAGCACATGAATATCGACCGGCTTACGCGAATCGCACTCACCACCATCCGCACGACTCCAGATCTCCGACATGCCGACCCGGCAAGCTTGCTCGGCGCTGTCATGCAGGCTGCACAGCTTGGATTGGAGCCTGGCCTTCTCGGCCACTGCTACCTGCTTCCGTTCAAAAACAGCAAGAAGGGCATCACCGAGGTTCAGTTCATCATCGGCTACAAAGGGATGATAGACCTGGCCCGCCGGTCCGGCCATATCGAATCCATTTACGCCCATTCGGTTTACGAGAACGACGAATTCGAATATGAGCTCGGACTGGATCCGAAGTTGGTCCACCGGCCGACGATGGACGTCAACAAAGGCCAGTTCATTGGCGCCTATGCCGTTGCCAAATTCAAAGATGGCGGCTACCAGATGGAATTCATGAGCCGCGCGGACATCGAGCAACGGAAGAAGCGTTCAAAGGCTGCCAACTCGAGCTACTCACCTTGGACCACAGACTATGAGGAAATGGCTAAGAAGACGGTCGTCCGGCACATGTGGAAGTACCTGCCGATCTCCATCGAGGTCCAGGAGCAGGTCGAGTACGACGGCGGCACAGGGCGCAGTATCAAGGATGTTACACCGGATGATGGAATGTTCCTCGAGGCTCCGGACTACGAAGTTTTGGACATGCCTCAAACGGCTGCTGAGGAGCCGGAGAAAGAGCCGGTACCGGTCGCAGAGGAGAAACCCGGCAAACAGAAGGCCGCTGAAGCTTTAGGGAAACTGGTGTGATGTGAGGGGCTAAAAGCCCCCTCCATCATCAGAAAGGGATGAGCTTTGAATGAGTGGATGGATAAAGTTGCATCGGCAGATTTTTGATAGCGACCTATGGAGTGATGTTGTCGCCTTCCGACTCTTCACATACCTGCTGATGATGGCAGCGCATCAGGATGGTATCAAAATCAACGGTATTGAGTTGAAGCGCGGACAGTACATCAGATCCTACCGAAACCTCGCAAAAGACCTGGGTTATGTAGAAAAAAGAGGGGTCAAACAGCACTCGATTAGCACCATTAAGCGGAACGTCGAAAAACTTGTTAAGTCCGGTAGAGTGAACGCCATCGAAACGGATTACGGAACGCTGTTCACCATCGTTAACTACGATAAGTACCAGGGTTCAAGGGATGCTTCAGAGGATAAACGGAACACCCAAAACGAGTTTTACGGAACGTCATCGGAACGACAACGGAACGCGATTGGAACGTTATCGGAACAAGAACAAGAATGTAAGAACTTAAGAATGCAAGAAGATATATCTACTACACCTACAACAGGCGACGGATTCGTCGAAGCCTACAACTTTATCAATTATCAAATTGTCGGGCTGAATGATTTTCAAAGGCAGGATCTTGAATGCTGGTATGACGATTTCAACCAAGACAAAGAGGTCCTGATGGAGGCCGGTCGGATAGCTGCTGACCGTAACCGTAAAAATTACGGGTTCATCAAAGGGCGCTTAAAAGAGTGGGCTGACAACAAGTGTAACAGCATTCAAGACGTTCGCTTGTATGAGCAGAACAAGTTCAGTAAGCAAACAAACGTCCGTCAATTCGCGCCTCGCAATAAGCAAGCGGTCGGAGGGTCCTTGTACGACCCATCACCCGAAACACTGGAACGCCAACGCCGAGCCATAGAAAACTTCAATCCTCAACAAATCACTGACGACTCTGATCTTCCGTTCTGAGGAGGGACAACATGCAAGCGATAAACGAGGGCACGTTCACCTTCATGGGTCTCCGCATGGTCGACATCTTCTTCAAGGTCCGGCCGGAGATGATTGAACGTGCTGAGGAAGTCGAGATGGGAACCATCACTTGCCCGAGCTGCAAAGAAAAGTCGCTGGATGCCTGGATCTACCTGGAGAACGGGGAGTGGCAGGCAGAGAAGGTCTGGAGTATCTGCAAGCCCTGCCAGCAGGAGGCCCTTTCGAAAAAGATCACCCGAGACCTGATGAAAAAGCGTCAGGAGGTCATAGAGGGCAGCTAGTACCACGTTCCGGATAGTGACGAGTCGGGCTTCAAGAACTTCGAAGCACTCGACGAGCAGACGCGGGTCGCTCTGGAAAACGCCAAAGCATTCGCCCGGGTCATCGCCGCTGGTGGGGTCGGTAACCTCCGAATCGCCGGATCGACCGGCACCGGTAAGACTCACCTTGCCAAAGCAATTGCCCGGACGGCCAAGCATGCTGGCATTAACGTCGCTTTCATCGAAGCTGCCAAGCTGTTCGAAATGATCAAGGCCACATTCGGCAACGATTACGAGCGGCGGAGGTTGGACGAGCAGTTTGCCGGGTTCGACGTGATGGTGATTGATGACATCGGCGTCGAGACCAAAAAGCGGGACGAAATCTCTTGGACCAGTTCGGAATGGGTCAAGCTGATCGACATGCGCAAGGACAAGAGCACGATCTACACCACCAACTTTGATGACGATTCACTCCGCAAGGTGATCGGTGCCCGGGCAGAGTCCCGGATGAGTGTGAATGCCGTAACCATCGACCTGTTCACCAGCAAGGACTACAGAAAACGATCACAGGGGGAGCAATTATGAACCAAATCGAGAAGCAAGCCGACGCCGTCCTGAACACACCGGAATACCTGGCGGGCGCCCTAATCATCGCGGTCGGCCAGTGGAACGACTCCGGCCAGCAGGACGAGCAGCTGGAGCGCGTGGCAACCGAGTACCTGGAAAGGCTGCAGGCTGCACTTAGGACGGATCGGGACGGCGCGGTGGCGTATCTGCTAGGGATGGAGGTGCAGGCGGCGTGAGGGCGATCAAGTTCAGTGCTATCTATAAGCCAACCGGAGAGCATTTTGTTCCTTGGAAGATTGATTTTAATAATCAGTCGGTAGTGGGCAGCTTCGATGGACAAGAAGGTGATTGGTGTAATTTTTCACTGGATGGCAACAGAGGGGATGCGATTTTGCGTCAATTCACCGGGCTGCACGACAAGAAGGAGCGGGAGATTTATGAGGGGGATGTGTTGCACTGCTTTGGCTCTTTCGGCACCAAGCACAAGTACGAAGTGAAATTCGGACTGTACGAGCAGGACGGTAGTGGCGGTGAGTACGGACCAAGTATTTGCCTTGGCGTTTATGCGGAATCTCTCGAGAAAGACAAACGGAATGAATATGGATCGCTCGTAATTCATGAGGAAGATCATACCAAGTCGTTACTCGAGTTTGAAGAATACGAAGTCATTGGCAACATCCACGAGAACCCAGAACTGCTGAACGGCTAATTTTTTTCACCAACTCTATCAATCTCAAAAATTACTAGGGGGAGAACCGGCATGCAAGTAGAGCACAAAGACTGGGCGGCAATCGAAAGCAGGCAAGATCGGTACCGGCCGAATCAACGTTTTTCCAAAGAGGACCTTGCTGCCGCTCGGCTCCACGGAATGAATTATGCCCAGCTCTATTACCGGGTCGCGGTATTGGGGTGGACAGTTGAGCAAGCCATCCGGACGCCGAACGGCGCCAATCGTTGGACAGCTGAGGAAGACGATTTGCTACGGCAGTTACTTCAGCGAAAATACAAGAGCACGCAAATCAAGCGCCGGTTCCCAAACCGGACCCACGCGGCCATAGCTGCTAGGTGCACGATTATCCGCAAGCAATTGCGGGAGGAGGGTTTGCTTCGATGAGTTACGCTACCGACTTCATCCCGAAGGTCGTTAAGAAACGCGCCGATGGCTCCCTGCAGAAAGTCATCTGGGCGGCGACGGATAAGCGACTGGACAAGCTAATTAAAGACATGGTCAAGGGCGGGTGGCGCTTGTCCGGCGAGCCATTCCGCCGAGACCGGCAGATTGTCGCTGTGATGATTCATCCGGGCAACCGAACGAGCACTGTAACACGACCTGGATGGCAGTGACCTTATAGTTTTTTCTCACTGCGGAAATCATGCCGAATTTAGCGGTTTCTGGACGATATACAGGCGTTAAGTACCGGAGATGAACAAAGACTCGCGGAAAAATAGAACGGCTCTGAGAGGGCGAGAGGGCTGTTCAAGAGGGAGATGGATGGTTGGTGGATTGGAATCGAGTAAGAGCCGCACTGGCGCAAGTGGGAAGAGCCAAAAACATCGACGACACACGAAAGCAGATTTATGAAGTCTCCAAGATGTTGCCGGTAGACGAGGGCTACGAACTGCTAAAGAAGTTCGACAGTGCCATTGAATCTGCGAAGCAAATCACGAGAAGGGCGATAGAGGCCGAAAGGGATAAACGAGATGAATCTAACAAAACTGTTTGAAGCACAGAAAGCACTCGACGAACGAATCACCAAAGAAAAGGGGCTGCACGGGCAGGATCTGCTGCATAAAAAGATTCTGGCATTCAATGCGGAGCTCATGGAATGTGCAAACGAGTGGCGCGGATTTAAATACTGGAGTGAGGATCAGGAGCCGCGGACTTCTTTTATACACGAATGTCCGGACTGTGTGGAAGGAAGCGGTTGGGCATATCAAAACGTTGAGATCGAAGGGCCAGAAGGACTTGATTATCATTCGGTGGGTTTTAAGTGCCCTACCTGCAAAGGGACAGGAGGAGCCGGTGAAACCAATCCACTTCTCGAAGAATACGCAGACGTCGTGCATTTCGCACTATCGCTCAATCTGTACGTTTGGAACGGTAATCCCGGCACGGTAAATGCGATGCCAAGAGTATTCGACACCATTGAGCAACAGTTCATAGAGATTGGCGGAGAGGCCTACAAGCTTTATGAAAACGCAGATGTATTCATGCATTCGGGACTGTTGCTCGCCAATGTCCTTGGGCTGGGCCAAGTGCTCGGATTCACGGAGGACCAGATCGAGGCCGCCTACTTTGCAAAGAACCGGACCAATCACAAAAGACAAGCAACTGGCTACTGAGGGAGAGAAGGAACACATGAGCACGGAACAATTCATGGGACTGGCCCTGGGGATGGTGGCACTCATCGTCCTGCTGGCGGTCCTTACGGGAGGGAGCCTGTAATGAGCAACTGCAAACGTTGCAACCGGCCGCTGAAGACCACCCAGAGCATTGAGAGGGGGTACGGTCCGACTTGCAAGAAAAAGCATGACGAGGCCGAGGCGGAGTTTCTTAAACGGCAAATCACCATAGACGAGTATGCCGAGTACGAGGCGAAGGCGGTGGGACGATGAGACAGCGACAAAAAGGCGCCCGGTCCGTCCGGCAGCCGCGGCAATTCGTCTCCAAGATGGTCACGGTGGACGGCATCGAGTTCGACTCAGCAACCGAGGCCGCCTACTACAAGCTGCTGAAAAAGGATCCTGCGGTTAAGGACATCGAGGTCCAGCCGCAGTTCCAGATAATCGAACGGTACAAGGTCGCGTGCAAGCGGTGCTCCGGTACCGGCCGGCAGGTCAGCATCAAGACTGGTAATGCAATCAAGTGCTCCCTGTGCCGCGGGATAGGCGAGCGTGAGAAACCGGGTGCGGTCTATACGGCGGACTTCCGTGTGACCTTTCTCGACGGATACGAGGAAATTCTGGACGTTAAGGGCGGACCGGTTACAAGGGACTTTCCACTTCGCCGTAAGTTGCTGGAGCAAGCGATTGGCAAGGAGCTCATAGTGGTGCGGCTGAAAGGCAAGGAATGGGTGCGGGAGTGATGAAAGGGGGGAGGAGGATGGAAAAGGAGAAGACAATCCTGTTTTATCTTTGCGGCGAGTGCAAGGCAGTCAACATCATCCCTGGCATCGCAGAGACCGCGCTTGATCGCTTGACCTCTCTACGGTGCAACGAGTGCGCGGACGAGCTGACTGCTCTCCAGATGAGGAGCCTGCGAGCGTACTCCAAGTGGACGAGGCTACACCAATGAGCCGGACGAAGTGGGTGCTGATGCACCGGACAGAGTGGATCGATGGCCAGAAGCAAAAGGTGTGGGTCTACGAGCCGGCCGTGCCTGCTGAGGTCGGCCGAAAGAAGCAGAAGGGATGGAGGGTGGAAGCATGGCAGAGGCAAGGCAGATGAGCTTGTTTGGAGTGGATAGGAGTCACGAAAAGGAGACGGATAGGCTTTACACGGTCCTCCTCTCCAATCTCAGCAAGTGGCAGCCCGGCAAGTACGCCGAGGACAAGCCCAATGGTTTCAAGGACGAAAAATTCACGTCGCTGTCCGTGATGTACCTTATGCAGGATGCCGGGGAGAGCTGCACATTTTCTGAGCGACGCGTACTTATAAAGCGCCTGGAGGCCGAGGGGCGGTGTCCGACGGCGTGGTAGGACGAACAGTAAAACAGGCAATCATCCAAGATGCACTGGACCGCATTACGGACTGGGTACTGTCCGGCGGGAGGCTGACTGACCCTTATGTGCAAAGGCAGTACGCATTCGTTCAGGAAGTATTGGGGAGGGAAGATTTATGTGGCGCATCCGTAAGAAAGGAGAGCGGTTCCGTCCGATTGTGACGGTGCTCAAAACAAAAAAGGATGTCCCGACGGTGATCGAGGTGTCCGGCTTCAGGTATGTGCTCAAGCATGAGGACCACCATCGGGGAGGGCGGAAGAAATGACGCATGTCCTTTTCGAAGACCGGAACGTCCGGTGGGTTTACAAGGACAGGGAGATTCAGCATTTCCGACAGCTTTGGAATGATGGTGTATCGCTCAAAGGCATCGCATTTGCCATGAGGAGGACGCAACTGGACATTACGTTGCTGATCATCGACCAGGCGGAAGATGGAAAGATTGGACCGAGGGAGACAGGCATATTCGGGGAGGAGACGGCATGAACATCAAGAAAGACGAGAACGCCGTCTACATCGTGAAAGACGGAAAGGTTAAGAAAGTGGAGGGGCCGCCGCACGGATTTGGAAAACAGACCGTGACCTGGCAGCACGGGAAGCCCTCACACGTTGAACTGAACTATAGCGAAAAAGTGGACTGACGTTATCGGACAAACCGAGACGCTGATCGAACCTCTGGGGAGGGGTATCGAGCAGCGTCTTTTCATTTTCTTTGAAACGGGAGGGGTCAAGATGGAGAAAGAACAGCTGGAGCAATTGCTGAAAGACTACTCGTGGATGATCAATAGTGTCCGGATGAACCGGGAAAGCCTGAACGACATCGCAGAAGGTTTGACAGCTGCCTATGGAACCGAAGCCGCGATGCCGAAAGCCGTCGGCGCTCATAGTGATCCCGTCTTCCGTGAGTACATCCGGCGAGAAAAGCGATGGAAACGAATCAGCCACTATGAGAAAAAGATCATGGCCGTTCAAGAACGGATCTGTATAATCACCGATGATCGGGAGGTCGAAGTACTTCACTGGCTGCTGGAAGGGAAGTCCATGCGATGGATCGGTAGGCACATGGGGCTGTCTCACACGAACATCCAGCGGATCAAAGATTCCATCGTCTCAAAGATGGTAGGTTGATGTGCCAAAAGTGCCACACCTGCCATAGTTTTTTAAAAGCTCATTTCCGGGTATACTGGGAGGCAGGTCGGCGCGGCAGGTAGTTCGGGCAGTTTATCCCGCCGTGCTATGTACATAATGCGAGCGTTCTAGGCACCCATGGCGGTGCCTTTTTGCGTTCATTGGAGGGGGTCAGTAATGGTCAGTAATGGAGACCATCTATGAGAATCCGTTACTTACGACGTGGTTCATCTTCTCGATTGGCTTCTGGCTGGTGGTAGCAGCTGGGCAGATTCACCCGAGAAAATGACAGAATGTTGAAGGATTCCTTTCCAGAGATGGAGAATATTGTCGGAAAGGGGGTGGAGAGATGACACAGGGCATCTTTGTTTTGCAAACGTTAGTCGAGAAGATTCGTAACTCATATCATGGTGCAAACACAGCTCACAGTATCCTTGTAGATTCAGAACACTATACTGAGGAAAAGCCATATGAGCTTGCGATGGCCATGATGAACAATTCAGCGATCTATATTACGGCAGCTCAAGCGTACTATGATCAAAATGAAATTGTACATGGCTTCAGTGAAATTACAGCTTATTTTGATGCGTTTTTCGATTTACAGAATGAGTTATTTGAAGTTCTTGAGGTGAAAGAGCGCAATCTATCTTGGTTCCAATCTAGATATGACAGATTTAGCAATGCCATAGGAGACATTGAGCAACTAATGAAAAGGGAAAATGATAATTTTCAAGTATTACAAGAAGAAAAGAGAACGAATTCAAAAGCTTACAAAGAAAATGCACACAAATTTATTTCAAAAGGAAAATAGGGTTTTCAAGGCATCCTACGGGGTGCTTTTTTGTATTTCAAATCATCATTGGAATTCATTCCTGAAATAGGTAAAATGATTTCAGGAGGGATAACGATGAAAAAGCTAATCTTAATTCTACTGGCAGGAGTTTTTCTGCTTGGGGCTTGTAGCTCAACACCAGAACCAGACTACACAACCGAACAACTTGAGTCCGCCTTGAATGATGGCGAAAATCCTGAAGGGAAAATAGTTTCGGTCAAAGTCGATGAATTGGTTCCTGACAGCGCATTTGGTTATAACATTCAAACGGGTGAGCATTTGAACTTTGTTTCGAGTGAAAACCCAGATGTTAAAGTAGGCGACGAAATCGTTGTTAAGGTCGAGAAGGTCGAAAGCCTAATGGGTTCATACATCATTACTTACGAACAGCAATAATCGTTTTCGAAGGCATCTGCGTTTTGGATGCTTTTTTTATGTCACAAAAAGGGATTACCTTGATGGGGGTGGTGATGTGAAGTGAAACTGACAGAGAAACAGAGACGCTTTGCAGATGAGTATATTCGGTTAGGGAATGCAACTGAGGCTGCGCTGAATGCTGGCTATAGCAAAAAGACAGCTAGAGCGATTGGGAGCGAGAACCTGACCAAACCTGACATTAAAGCATATATCGATAAACGGCTTGACGAACTGAAGAAAGAATCCATCGCCGAACAAGACGAGATCCTTCAATTCCTCACTAAGGTACTTCGTGGCCAGGCAAAAGGAACAGAGCTAGTCGGTCTTGGCATGGGCGAACAGGCAGTCGAGCAAGTCCCTCCAACTGTATCCGAACGAACCAGGGCAGCTGAACTTCTCGGCAAACGCTACATGATGTGGGCAGACAAGCAACAGGTCGAGGTTGTGGTTCCGACGTTTATCGAGGACGTGCCGCAAGATGACGACTAAGGTAACCGGCCCGGTCAGCATTCACAGCCTCATAGGGAAGGGCTATAACCGTTTCTGGCATGACCGCTCATTCTACCGAGTCGTGAAAGGATCCCGGGGGTCAAAGAAGTCCAAAACGGCAGCCCTCAACTTTATCAGCCGCATTATGAAATACCCGTGGGCGAACTTATTGGTAGTCCGCCGGTACTCGAACACGAACAAGCAGTCCACGTTTACGGATCTAAAATGGGCAGCGAACAAACTGGGCGTCGCTCACTTATTTAAGTTCAACGAGTCCATGCCGGAAATCACATACACCCCGACGGGACAAAAGATCCTGTTTCGGGGTCTTGACGATCCTCTCAAGATCACCTCGATCACCGTGGACATCGGTATTCTGTCCTGGCTATGGGTCGAGGAGGCCTATCAACTTGAGTCAGAGGATGCCTTTTCGACGCTTGTGGAATCCATCCGGGGGAGTCACGATGACCCGGAGTTCTTCAAACAAGTCACGATTACATTCAACCCGTGGAGTGAAAGGCATTGGCTCAAGGCGGCATTCTTTGACCCGGAGACAAGGCGGGCGAATACGTTCGCAACCACGACCACTTTCCGGTGCAACGAATGGCTCGACGAGGTGGACGTTCAACGCTATATGGATCTATACGAAACCAACCCACGACGCGCCAGAATTGTTTGCGACGGCGAGTGGGGAGTTGCTGAGGGTCTTGTTTTCAATAATTTCGAGGTGCGCCATTTCGAGCCAGTGGAGGTCATCCGGAAGGTACGGGAAACGACGCACGGCCAAGACTATGGGTTCACGAATGACCCGACCACTCAAGTCTCCTCGGCCGTGGATCTAGAAAATAAGGAATTGTGGATATACGACGAGCATTATGAGTACGGAATGCTAACGGACGATATATTCAACATGGTTCGCGAAAAAGGACTTCTCAAAGCGTCCATAACAGGGGACAACGCAGAGCCTCGAATGATTGAAGAACTACGCAGAAAGGGACTCAGGCGCATCCACGGGGCCATTAAGAAACCGGGCAGCATTAAGCACGGGATTCAGTTCTTGAAGGGGTTCAAGATTTATATACACCCGTCGTGCGAGAACGCGATAGAGGAATTCAACACCTATGTATACCAACGCGACAAGGAAGGAAAATGGCTTAACGAGCCGGAGGATGCAAACAACCACATCATCGACGCCCTACGTTATTCCATGGAGAGGTACCACCTGGGAACACGCCAGGACGCACATGACAAAGCCCGTGCAATCAAATCGCTGGGCTTGTAAGGAGGGATGACCGTGACGACTGACATCAATGAATTTGAAACCGCAGCTGATGAAACGTATACCAGTCCGATTTATAAAGGTGCCGGTGTGCAGTTCAGCGCCGAGGCGAGGATGCACTACACCTACCCGAGCATTGAAGAACTTCTCGCTAATCCAAAAGATTTATCCGATATGCTTCAGCATCACCAACAGCACCAACGGCATCGGCTCGACATTCTAGACGATTACTACGAGGGAGAGAACAGCCGGATCACGCAGGGGCGGCGTCGCCGCGAGGAGCATTTAGCCGACCACCGGCCACCGCACAATTTCGCGGAATACGTGAGCCAGTTTATTCAGGGATACATGACGGGCGTGCCAATCCGCGTTACCTATCCGGAAGATGAGGCGTTAAATAACCTTCTGCTCGACATCAATCGGGAAAATGATGCGGATGCACATAACTCAGAGTTGATTCTCGATCTGTCCATCTACGGACGGGCCTATGAGCTCCTGTTCCGCGATAAGAGCGATCTGGTTCGATTTGTCCGACTGGATGCGTTGCAGACGTTTGTGATCTATGACGATACGGTGGAGAGGAACCCAATTGCCGGTGTCCGGTACTTCAAGCGCGGAGTCGGACAGGACCGCCCTTACACAGTGGAAGTCTATACAGACAGAGACATTATCACGTTTGAGACGAAGAACTTTCTCTCCTCTGAACTCGTGGAAAAGAAGCAAGAGGCACATTATTTCAAGGGCGTGCCGCTGATTGAATACGAGAACAACCGCTTCCGGCAGGGAGATTACGAAAAGGTGCTGCCGCTGATTGACCTGTACGATGCTGCACAGGCCGACACGGCCAACTACATGACGGATCTCAATGATGCTATGTTGAAGATTGTCGGGAACGTCGCTATGCCGGATGCGAAGGCGATGAAAGACGCCAATATTCTACTACTGCAAACGGAAATGTCTGCTGACGGGAAGGAAGGATCCGCAAACGCCGATTACATTTATAAAAAGTATGATGTGGGCGGCGTTGAAGCGTACAAGAGCCGGATAGCGAATGACATCCACATGTTCACGAACACCCCAAACATGAATGACGAGAAGTTCGCCGGGAACGCCTCAGGGGTCGCTATGGTGTATAAGCTGTTCGGGCTTGAGCAGAAGCGAGTCACAAAAGAGCGCTTTTTCAAGCGGTCACTCATGGAACGCTACCGCCTAGTGAATAACGTCCTGAGCGCCGCGCAGGAGGGTTCTTTCGATGTTTCGATGCTGGATATCACCTTCACTCCGAACCTGCCTAAGAACGTCAAGGACGAGCTTGAAATGTTTAGTCAGAACGGCGGCCGGCTTTCGAACCGAACACTTCTGGAACTTCTGTCCTTTATCGACGACCCGGCCGAGGAAGAAGAGCGCATTGAGGAAGAGGAGGAGTCAAAGCGGATTCCGTACGACTTTCCCTCAGATGATGAAGAGCAGCCGGACGCGCCGGCAGTAAAGGATGAACCGAATGGCTGATAACTATTGGGTGGAGCGCGAACAGGAGAACATGAGAAAGCTCCAGAAGTCTGATGCTGAAATCGCTGCCGAACTTGAGGAGGAGTACAACCGGGTCCTTGAAGAGATCCAGAAGCAAGTGGACCGCTTCTACTCCTGGTACTCGGACAAAGAAGGTATCAGCCTTGCCGACTCTCGTATGCGTGTGAAGAAGTTGGAAATCGAAAAGTACTCGGAGCTGGCCAAGCGGTATGTGAAGACAAAAGATCTCACACCGACCGCTAACCGGCAGATGCGTCTTTATAATCTCACCATGAAAATCAATCGACTTGAGCTTCTGATGGAACACATCCGTCTGGAGCTTATTTTATTGTCCAGCAAAGAGGAGAAGATCCTGAGAGAGTCGGCAATGAAGGAAGCGCGCCGGGAGTTTGAACGGATGGCTGGTATTCTTGGGCAGTCGCTTAATGCAAACGAGAAGTTGTTCCGGACATTAGTCGATGCCTCTTTCCATGGGGCGCATTTCTCCGAGAGAATCTGGAACAACCATGAAGAGCTAAAGTCGACCCTTAACCAGGTGTTACATGCGGGTGTTATTCAGGGCAGGAGTTCTAGAGAGATTGCGAGCGAACTAAAGCATCGATTCAACGTGTCTGTCTTTAATGCTAAACGACTTGCACAGACCGAGCTGGCACGGGTGCAGATTGCAGCCCAGGAATCATCATACAAGCGCGGGGGCATCGAGAAGTATGAATATCTGGCGTGGATTGACCAACGGACCACACAGAAATGCAAGAGCCTGAACGGGAAAGTTTTCAACGTGAAAGATATGCAACCCGGCGTGAATGCGCCGCCTATGCACCCGTTTTGTCGGAGTTCGACCATTCCAGTAGTGGAGGGATGACATGAACGCATCAGAGGAAATGAAAGAATTGGAGAAAGCATGGCGACAAATGAAACAGGCCATCACGCAGATATGGGAGGCCTTCACAGAGGCGCTCGGAAAGAGGCTCCGTGGGATTATCTTTGGCGAGGAAGAACATCAGCCCGATAACAGCCGCGAACGCTTGCGGGCTTCCTGGATGATCGATAAGGACACTCGCCGGCCGCACCAGGTCATGATGAGACGCCCTGTTCATACGCCGAGAAAAATTATCCCGTGAAGGAGGCGGTCCGCTTTGCTTTACGCTATCCCCGCGACATGCGGAGAAAGGGCATGGTGATCCAGACTATCTCCGGATCGGCCGCCCGGTAATGCGGCCGGTACATGTTTGAAGGAACAAAGCTGTGACCGGCAAGTCGTTAAACTGCAGACCACCTCACCACTAAATCAATCGTGCGCGGGCACGGAAGGAAGCGGAATACAACCAATCAGGACAGCACTGGACGGGCCAATGGGCGTGGACGGGGCTGTTTTCTGTTTGTGCGGAAACGTAACCGGAAGAGCGTGCGTGGGATAAGGAGAAATGGACATATGAAATTCAAAACGAAATGGCCTTTGCGCCTTGACATTCAATTCTTTGCTGAAGATCCACCGCCTGCTGACCCTCCTGCCGATCCGGGTAAAGGCGATCCGGAAGAAAAGCCGGCAATCTTCACGCAATCCGAAGTGGACAGCAAGATCTCAAAAGCGGTGGACAGCGCCCTCGAAAAGGCGCGGAAAAAGTTCGAGGACGAAAAGAAACAGGCTATTGAGGACGCAAAGAAAGACGCCGAGGACTATGCCAAAATGTCCGCCAAAGAGCGCGAAGAGGCGGAGATCCAAAAGCGGCTGAAAGCCATTGAGGAACGAGAGCGTGAGCTTAATGAGAAGCAGCTTCTGTCCGAAATCGAATCAGACCTTAAGGAACAGGCACTCCCGCTGTCATTTGCTCAGTCTCTCCTACGTCTTGGAGAGAACGAGGAAATCAAGAAGGCAATTACGAGCATCAAGAAAGATTTTGACGCTGCCGTTAATGAGCGCGTCAAAGAAGAGCTCCGACAAGAAACGCCGGGCGTAGGGTCCGGCCGAAAACAGACACACTCCGCATCAAGCATGGCGGAGAAAGCACGTAAACACCGACTCATTAAATGATTGGAGAGATCAATTTGAAAACTTACCGAAAAATGAAGGCACCACTCCGCCTGAACATCCAGCATTTCGCTGACACGAAGTCCGCAACTTTCAACCCTGACAATGTTGTGATGTCCGACTTCCTTGCAGGGGAAATCCCTTCTGAGTTCCAGGAGGTCATCGTAGAGGACATCATGGCGAACTCTGTGACTATGCAGCTGGCGCAGTATGAAGAAATGAATCAGCAGCGCAAAGAATTCACCTACCTGACTGGTCCGGTTGGCGCTTACTGGGTTGGAGAAGGTAAGAAGATCAAGACGACCAAGCCAACTGTCGTCCGTGCCGTAATGGAGGCCCACAAGCTCGGCGTTATCGTCCTGGCTACTCGAGAGGCCCTGAACTACACGGTCCGTCAATACTTCGAGCAGATGCGTCCCCAGATTGCCAAGGCTTTCTATATGAAGTTTGACGAGGCTGCCATTCTAAACGTCGACAATCCATTCCCACAGTCGCTTGAGCAGTCCGTAGCAACGGCAAAACATGTCGTCACCGCTGAACAGCTGAATCGCATTTCTGCCGGAGATTTCTTTGCACTGACTGACCTGGTCAACGACGAAGGGTATGACGTGAACGCTTTTATTTCGCGTACACAGAACAAGTCGCTACTGCGCGGTGTGGTCGATGGTGCCGACACGACAGACCCAGTTCGCCTGTACAACCGCGCGGCAAATACACTTGATGGCCTGCCGATCGCAACGCTTGATTCTGACTCGATGAAGAAAGGAACGCTTTACGCGGGAGACTTCAACTACCTACGTTACGGCATTCCGTTCAACCTGAATTTCAAGATTGCAGAAGAAGGCCAGATCTCCACAATCGTTGATGAGAATGGTGATCCGATCAACCTGTTCGAGCGTGAAATGATCGCCATGCGCGCAACGATGGATGTCGGCTTCATGGTTCTCAAAGACGACGCTTTCGCAAAACTTGAGCCAGCGGCAGAAGTGCCAGGAGCATAAGGGAGGGTTTCTGAATGACCAAATACAAGGTTGTCGCTGATTTCCGTGATCTCCAAGACGGAGATCACATTTACCGTGAAGGACACGTCTACCCTAGGAAGGGTAAGCGGCTCGACGAAGACCGGGTTGCTGAACTTGCCGGATCAGATAACGCTCAAGGAAAGCCCCTTATCGTGGCTGTCAGCGACGAGGGTGAGCAGGAGACTTCAGAGGGTGAGGTTTCTGTCGATTCGACGCGCTACCCGAAACATAATGGTGGCGGCTGGTATGAGCTGTCCAACGGCGAAACCGTGCAGGGCAAAGATGCAGCCATTGATGCTGAGGCCAAACTCCAGAAATGAGGTGAGCCTGCATGGATAAAAACCAAATCCTGATGCGGGTGCGCACGCTACTCGACATTAAGGACGGCCTGCAGGATGATGCGCTCGAAGAGATAGTCGGAAGCCGGATCGAGCACCTGAAATTGGAGCTTGAATCGGATACGGTGCCCGAGGCGCTCTCCTTTATCATCGTCGAGCTGGCTGTCCGGCGCTTCAACCGACTCGGCAGCGAAGGGATGAAAGGGGAAAGCGTGGAAGGCCACTCGGTCAACTTCTACGGCTTGGAGGATGAATTTAAACCCTACCAGCGTCTGATTGACCGGTTCCGTCCGAAAACACAACACCCTCCCGGTCGTGGGAAGGTGTTTTTCTTATGAGATATTCCGACCGAGTAACATTCATCCGAAACACAGAGGGCTATTATGATCCGGATCTCTCTGAATATGTGGAGGGAGCCGAGGAACGTGAGACGCTGCCATGTAACCATTCTTATCTCGGCATCGATCGGCAGCGGGAGCTTTTCGGCCGGGTTGACCGGACCACTGCGGTAGTGCGCTTGATGCGGCCGTACAATCTCCCATTTGACTACGCCGAGATAGAAGGGCGCCGGTATGAACTCCTTCGAGAGACGCCGCTTCGCTCCGAGTCCGTTTTCTATTTCGAGGAGGTGGCCCAGTGAAACTGAAAGGTATGAATCCGCTGTTAAATAAACTGAACAGCGCCCAGAACATTCAAGGACCGGTTCGGCAGATTGTCAAAAAGCACTCGACCAATATTAACCGACACGCACAGAAACAGGCTCCTGTGGACACAGGAGAGCTCAGGCGTTCCATCCGCACTGAATACCAGGACGGAGGGCTCACCGGAGTCACCAGGGCGGGGGCGCACTATGCACCGTATGTTGAATACGGGACACGATTTATGACCGCACAGCCGTTCATGCGTCCCGCATTCTACAATTTTGCATGGGATTTTAAAGAGGATCTCGAGAAGTTGGTGAAATGATGAAGTCGCCACAACAGACGATTTATGACGCCGTATTCAAAGCATCACTGGACGCGGGGTTCCGGACGTTCGATTTCCTGCCTGCGAAAGATGAGGCTTATCCTTTCGTGTTCATCGGTGAGCAACTCGATGGTGACCGGATTCTAAAAACCGCCGTTCTGGGAGAAGTACGGCAGACTATTCACATTTACCACAAGCACACGGAACGGGGCGAACTCTCGGCAATGGTCCACGAGTTGCGCCGCCGTATGTGGAATTTAGGCAAAACCGAGGGGAAGCCCTTTCGGTGTACAGCAGCAAGCGGCCAGATGATACCGGACAACACGGCGGGATCCCCCCTGTTGCACGGAATCATTGAGGCCGTTTTTGAATTCTGATAAAGGAGGCAGCAAGTATGAACCCAATCACTGAATTTCAAGACCAATATGCCTCCATCCTGACCGATACGGCACTGGATGGAGTGATTCACGGGAAGGACAAGATTCTCCTGTTCCGCCTGTTGGGTGATACGGATCCGGCGACGAAACTGGCATTCCAGACCACTCACACATTCACATTCTCCCCTGACCGGGAAATCATCAAGACGAAAGACGGGGACGTGACCCGTAATAACGGCACGGGCACTGAAGTCTCCATCGAAGCGATTCAGAAGCGGGGAGACAAGCTACTAGGCATGTTGACGGTGGCAGCTATAGAAGACCTTACCGTTGAAGTCTGGGAGGTCACAGTTGACGAGGGGCTGAAAGACGAAGCCGGCGCTTACCCGGCCGTCTACGCTCGCGGAAAACTAGACTCCTGGGAGCTGCCTGCCGGAGCAGAGGAAGAAGCAACGGTCACATCCACACTCACGGTAGAAGGTAAACCGAAATTCGGCTATACGCCGCTTACAGCAGATCAGGAGGCGGCAGTAGACTACGCCTTCCGGACGGCTGAAGCAATTCCGTCGGGGGTTTAAAACAGTCGAGGGGGCAACCCCTCTTTTTTATTTGCTTTCGATTGATCAATAAGGAGGAAATCACCCATGAAATTCACGATTAATGGCAAGGAATTCGATCTCAGGTTTGGCATGTTGTTTCTTCAGGAGCTGGATAACCGCTACACGATGAAGGTGCAGGGCGGCATGGAGTTTTCAATGGGTATGAAGTTCGCCATCCCATACCTCAAAGCCGGCAATATCACAGCGCTCTGGAACGTCCTCTCAGCGGCTCTCAAGTCTCATGGCATCAAACCCCAACAGGTGGAGAAAGAGATCGAGCGCATCGCTGAGGCGGACGCCGAGGAAGGCACAGACAAGCTCGGGGAGCTTTTCGAGGAGCTGCTGGATGAGATGGGAAAGCAACCGCTGTTGAGGAAGGAATTCTCCCAACTGGAGGCGGCAGAGGCTCAAGTGAAAGCCGAGCAGAACGCCTAACCCTCGACAGGATTGTCATCAACTGTTTCCGCTATCTCGAGGTTCGGGATATGCGCGAAGTGGAGGAGATGACATTGAGGGAGTATCTTCTCCGGATGCATGCCTATCGCCTCAAAAGGATTGATGAAAACCGGAACATCCACCTGCAAGCCTGGCTCAATTTTCTCGCTACGTCGACGAAGGAGAAAGGATCTAAGCAGGTGCCGGTCTATCCGAAATTCGAGGACTTCTTTGATTACGAGAAAGAGCTCAAAGAGGTGGAAGGCGTGAAGAAAAATCCGAGAAATCTCCGCCTCGCAAACCTTGCCGCGAGTGTGAACGGGTGAGAAAGGAGGTCACACTATGGCCCAAACTTACGCGGTGGAAGCCATACTCAAAGCGAATACTACAGGTTTCGAGCAGGGTTTTCGCGCCGCCGCGGAAGCCGCCCGGAATTTCCAGTCCTCAATAGATAGGATTAGCACCGCTGGCATCGAGAGGGCCGGACGGGAGTTCCAGACAGCAGGGAACAACATGAAATCTGCCGGAAAGAGTGTCATGGGTATCGGTGCCGGCTTGACTGCTGGTCTGACCGTTCCGATCGTCGGTGCGGCTGCAGCCGCTTCTAAGCTCGGCATGGATTTCGACGATTCAATGGCTCAAGTATCGGCGGTCTCGGGAGCCACAGGGAGTGACTTGGACAAGCTCAGGGGTCTTGCCCGGGAGATGGGAGCTACGACTCGATACTCCGCTTCCGAAGCCGCTGAGGGTCTGAATTACATGGCAATGGCGGGCTGGAAAACGGATCAGATGATGGCCGGACTTCCGGCAATCCTGAATCTCGCCGCTGCTGCCGGTGAGGATCTTGGCGTTACTTCGGATATTGTGACCGACGCCTTGACCGGGTTCGGGCTGAAGGCAGAGGATGCCGGGATGTTTGCTGACGTTCTGGCCGCCGCGTCGTCGAACGCCAACACCAACGTCGCTATGCTTGGGGAATCGTTTAAGTACGTTGCTCCGGTTGCGGGTGCACTCGGTTACTCAGCTCAGGACGTAGCGGTTGCCCTCGGGCTGATGGCGAATGCGGGCATTAAGGGGTCGCAAGCTGGTACGTCTCTCAGAACGATGATGACAAACCTTTCGGCCCCGACAAAGCAAATGCAAGAGGCGATGGACGACCTCGGAATTTCCATCACCGACTCAAGTGGAGAAATGAAGCCGTTCGCGACGCTGATGGAAGAGCTTCGGACTAAATTCTCCACGCTTGACGAGGCTCAACAGGCTCAATACGCATCTACCATTTTTGGCAAGGAGGCAATGGCCGGCGCGCTCGCCATCATCAATGCCTCATCTGACGATTATGACAAGCTGACCACAGCTATCAACGAGTCAGAAGGGGCAGCGGCAAAAATGGCTGCGATCATGGAGGGGACACTCGGCGGAACGTGGCGAAGCATCCGGTCAGCGGTCGAGGAACTGGCATTGAAATTGTATGAACAACTCCGGCCGGCTTTGCAGGCTATATCTGACGCTATCCTCACTTTCATCAATTGGCTGAACACAGCATCGCCGGCCGTGCAGAAGGTCGCAGTTGCGCTCGGAATCTTCCTTGCAGCCATCGGTCCTCTTATTGCCGGGATTGGACTATTAATCTTTATCGCTGGCTCATTGATTGGAAATTTCGGGGTGCTCGCTACGAAGTTTGCGCCACTCATTGCGAACTCTGCTCTTTTGCGCGTCGGGTTCGCCGGTATTTCACGGGCCATCAGTTTAATTTTCGGGCCTGTAGGCGTTCTGATCGCGGTCCTGTTGTCGCTCATTCCGGTGTTCGTCCGGCTCTACCAAGAAAATGAGACCTTCCGGAACGTGGTGCAGACGGTCTGGTCTTTTATACAAAATATTATCACCCAGGTAGTTTCCGCAGTGGTCTCTTTCGTGATGGATTTGTGGGGCCAATTGGTCGCTTTCTGGAACGAAAACGGACAAATGATCCTGCAAGCGACACAGAACGCATGGTCTGTTATTTCATCGGTGATTTCCGTGGCGCTATCCGTTATTGCCGGGGTTTTCCGCGCGGTCTGGCCTGCATTGCAAATTATAGTATCTGTTGTCTGGTCCGCCATAAAGGGCGTGATTCAAGGAGCGCTAAATATCATTCTTGGATTGGCGAAAACTTTTGCCGGCCTGTTCACCGGGAACTGGTCGAAAATGTGGTCCGGAGTGAAGCAATTATTCAGCGGCGCCCTTCAATTCGTCTGGAACCTACTGCAACTGACCTTCCTCGGCAAGATGATGGGGGCTGTCCGGACGTTCGCTGGCCTGTTGCGCGGCGGGGTTAGTTCAATGTGGTCCGCGGTGCGTGGTATTTTCACCTCAGCGCTCAATTCTATTCGGAGCTTTTTCTCTAATTCATTCAACACTATGAAAAATATAGCGAATACGTCGCTCAGTACCATTCGCTCAACCGTGAGCAACGTCCTATCCGCTATTCGGAGTGTTTTCTCCTCATCACTATCGACTATTCTTTCGACGGTGCGGTCAAAGTTTCTCCAGATGGTTTCTGCAATACGAAGCGCACTATCAACTGCAGTTAGCACGGTGCGCTCGATGATTACCAACATGATAACCGCCGTCAAATCCGGAGCATCTCGGATGGTAACAGCCGGGAAGGATCTGATCCGCGGTCTCATCAACGGTATCAAGAACATGGGAGCTGCAGCTATAGGGGCCATTACCCGAGTCGTGGATGGGGTCATCAACAAGGCGAAAAGCCTGCTGAAAATCAAGTCTCCGTCCCGGGTATTTCGACAGTTCGGGGAATACACTTCGGAGGGATTGGCAATCGGCGTAAGTTCCGAGGCTGGAGCCGCTATTCGTGCAGTGTCAGACATGGCGAGCGGCATGACTAAGGCGTTTGTTCCAGACCTTGCGATGCCGGAGGGTGACTATGCAAAGCAGATTCGCACAATCAACAGTCAAGCCGAGCGACAGTTGACGGCACAATTTGATAGCGAACTAAGCGTCAGCCGTCAGCCAGCATACATCAGTCTCAGGATCGGAAGCGGTGACTTTGAGGCTTTCGTCGAAGATATTTCAAGATCACAGGACCGTATGACCTTCCGACGGCGGAGACGACCATGAGAGGGGAGGGAAACCTATGTATGAATTTACGAAAGTCTCAGAAGTAGCATCAGAAACAAGCAACAGTCTAATGACCATCTTTAACGGAGTGAACCTGGACACTGAACTTTCGGATTCAGCCGGTTTTTTCAGGACTCTCTCCGTTTCAGGGCGAGGCGTGTCGAGCAGGCGTTTGCTCATGAGTGAACAAAGCCTCCGACACGGATCTCGGGAAAGGGGATACTCGCTGGACGTTAGGGAGATAGTAGTCCGCTTTCAAATTAAAGACCGAACATCGGAAGGTCTGAGAGAAAGGTTCAACAGACTGAACGGCCTCCTTATCGGTAGCAAAAAGGAACTCCGATTCACTGATGAGGAAGCTTATTTCATCGGAACTCTTTCAGGGGGTGAAACTCCAGAGGAAACCTCGAATGACATTATTGGTACGCTCAATTTCATCTGTTCAGATCCCGTTAAGAGAAAGGCTCAAAAAGTCCTGCCAGTCACCACCACTTTTTCACCGTTCACCATCACCGGCCAGGATAAGACGCCGTGGATCAGCCGCACAACCTTCCCGGCTCCGGCGTCTTCTTATGTTCTCGAAACCAACAAAGGCGGCCGCATCGAACTGAAATACTCGTTCATTGCTGGAGACGTCCTGGAGATCGATTACGAAAAACGGAAGATCACGCTCAACGGGAAGAACATCCAGACCGCGATGCAGATCGTGCCGACGCGGTGGTTTATGTTGGTGCCGGGGGCAGTGGAGATGAAGGCGAGTCATGCGACTACGGTTGAGTACACGGAACGATTTTATTGAGGAGGGATTGGAATGAGTGAAAAAGAGGTTAATTACGAACCAATTCGTAGCGATATTTACATCGGATCTAGAAATGCAGATGTAGTTTGGTCAAGGGCAGAGGAGACAACAAAGCTGGACCGCATCGAGCGGAAATTGGATAAGCTCCTCAACCTTGTGGAAGGCAAAGAGCTTTCAGTGAAAATTGATGGTGCCGAAATCATTGATGCTATCACAAAAGCTGACCGTCTAAAACGAGCCCGGATTTAAATAATCAATTAGGAGCTCCAACTTGCCGAATCCATGGAGGAACGAGTGGAGCTCCTCGTTTTAATCTAGGTATGGAATCTAGGTGTGGAAAGGTTACAAGAGTGAATTAATTAATGACAAATTCGATTGATCTGATTTCGTTTACTTTTAGCGGGATCTGACCGTTAGAACCATAAACAACAACATCAGAATTATTTGCTTGAGTTGTTTTTAATTTTTCGAAAAAATTCTTATCGAAATAGTCTGGAACTCCGTCGATAATTATCGATTGTCCATTTTTTAAATTCACCCGGGTCTCTATTTTCATTATGTCTGACCACCTTTTCATTTTTATTGGAGTGAGTTGAATGATAAATGATTTTATCGACCTAACACAGGGACAACTATTGTTGAAATACTGGTGGCTTTGGTTGATTATCGTGATAATTGGCGTGGTAAATTTAAAGAAAAGTTCATCATGATAGACAAAACTCTGCAAAGTTGCGCCCTAACTTAGAGAGTTTGACGCTTTCAGCAAGCGCATTGTCTACGCCACCACCAACGTTCATATTACCTGTATAGACTTCGAGAAGCCCTAAGGTTCTAAACTTATTGATCGAAGCCAAGATGATATAAGGGTCATCAATGAAAGGAGATTCTATGTTGGAAACGGGAACGGCATGTTCTTGTTTGTATAGCAATACAAGCATCTCAATATCCAATTCAGAGAGAGAATCAAGTGCATCTAAGTAGTATTCTTCGTTCTGATAAGTGGAGCTATTTACACCTTGAATTAAAGCATTTATGAAGAAAGTCTTGAATTTCTCTTGTTTTATTTCACGAGCTTCCCTTTCAATCTTCCTGGACACCTTTTCAATCAACATGGAGAGATATTCATCGTCGTGATAGCTATTTCTTACAACGTCGGTGAGTTGTTCATCAAAACTTTTAATAGTACTAGCAACATCAGAATAAAACTTTTCCAGCCGTTCTTTTTCCTTTTTGGCTTTGGTAGAAGAATATACAGTCGCCAAACTTCCGCCAACGTAGGGGATTAAGCTTAAGCCTGCAGCAATAACGGTAACCTTGTTATCCTCTTGAATAATAATCACCTCCCTCCCGTCTGTCACCATTCGACAGCAGGATAGGAAATCCTTCAAGAAAGGAGGAAATCAGTGGAAGTTCACTGAATTGATGACTAAAGGAGGGGGACTATGAAAGAAGTTAATGGTGAGGTTTTTTACCATATCAATTCAAAGAGCAACCACAACCCTTATGATCTTTTGAGGATAGGTGACAAATTCAAAGTTGGAGATAAGTTAAATCCTTTCATGAAATTGTACGAAGACGAGGCACCACCACTTGAACTAGATCGGAAAGTATTATTTAATGCAGCAGTTTTCTATTGGCACTATACAAGGGAAATAACTCTTGAGCAGATCAGGCTATCGATTAACAATGAATTGCCTTCCAGGTTTAATTCCTTATGGGTCACTGATTACGATCGAATCCAAAGATGGCGACAGCAATTTGCAAAATCAGAGCATCAGGTTTTAGAACTCTCGCTGACCGGTCAAATCTTTCAATGTGATGCAGGTTGGGTTGAGGGCAACCCCATTCCGTTGTCTACTTTACGACAGAAAGCCGGGTATTACTGGTCTGGGGAAATAGTTAAGCCTGACAGCTTAGAGTATTTATTCGAAGGTGAAGCAGAAGTGATAAGAATTTTATAGCACTCGTTAGAGTGCTTCCTTGATTCTAAAAGAAAGGAGGAAACCAATGGAAAACAATAGTGTGGAACTATACATCTTCGGGCCGGACGATCAGTTGATGACGTCCATCACAGAAGAAACCGGACTATACGCAGCACGGTTCAAAGAGGGCATCAATCAGGTGTCCTCTTTCACATTTACTGTGGACGCCACAGCTGAAGCGGCCGCCCATGTAGTTGAGGAAAACCAAGTCGTGTTTCGTGACAAGGAAGGCGACTTCCGTCTATTTGTCATCAAGGAGCCGACGGACCGAGATGGCCCGGACGGACCGGAAACAGAAGCCGTCTGCGAGCCTTGGTACATGGAACTCAAGGAGCATATCGTCCTGGACCGTCGATTCGTGAATCAAACGGCTGACGTTGCGCTCAATGCGGCACTCGAAGGAACCCGGGCAACCGGCCGTGTGATCGGAGAGCTTGGTAGAGCAACTACAAACTTTTACCGTTTGCCCGCTATCGATGCGATCTGGGAGATCCCCAATGTCTGGGGCGGCGAGCTGAAGGATGTAGTTGAGTTTGACGGCAGCCGAATAAAGGCCCGGCGAATAGAGCTGCACATGCGGCGTGGCGCCGACCGGGGCAAGGTCTTCGAAATCGACCATGACATCGAGGAGATTGAACGTACCGTGCTGTCCTACCCGCTGACCGCGATGTACGGCTGGGGTGCGTCACTCGAGATTGAGGACGAGCAGGGAGAGCATACCGGCGGATATACGCGCTATATCGATTTTGCTGATGTTGAGTGGTCGAAGGCAAAAGGTGATCCAGTCGACAAACCGAAAGGTCAGAAATGGGTTGGTGATCCAGCTGCTTTGCAACGATACGGCCGGCTGCACAACGGGAAGCGTCTGCATAGGGAAGGACAGTACAGCAATCATGACATCGAGGATCCCGCGGAACTGCTCGAGGCCACATGGCTCCACTTGCAGGACGTCAAAGAACCGGAGGTCAACTATCGCTTGTCTGTGGCATTGCTGGAACGGTTGGCAGGCTACGAGCATGAGCACGTCCAGTTGGGAGATACTGCCGCTGCCATCGACCGGGAGTTTTCCCGGGAGATTGTCATCCAGTCCCGCGTCATTTCAATCGAGTACGACATCATCGATATTGAGGCGACGGGCATTGTGGAGATGGGACAGTTCCTCTCCGCCTATGAACAGAACCTCGGCCGTGAGATTGATGAAATCCGGAACGAATTGAATGACACACGATCCCGTGCAGACCGGCCTGTTACCAATGACCGGTTCCTGGACGTCAAACCCGGGACGCCATCCAATGTACTGGCAGCGGGCGGCTTTCGGGTCATCCAGCTCTACTGGAATTACGACAGCAACGTCAATATAGCTCACTACGAAGTCTACGGCTCGCAAGTCGCATCGTTCGTGCCTGATTCTCAGCACCTGCTTTACCGTGGGCGGACGTCAGCCTTTTCTCATGAAGTAAATACTGATGAAACCTGGTATTACTACGTCCGGGCGGTCAATCAACGCGGCACGCCGGGAGAATACAGTGTACGGGCATCCGCAGCTACTGTTCGTCTCCTCAGCGATGACATTTTATTCGGCGAGATATTGGCGGAGCATCTTTCCGACAACCTCGACATCGCTGAAAAGCTCGCACAGGATACAATCGACCGAATCAACGCCGGGCCTCTCGAAGAAGTCGAAACGGCCAGGGCTGAGGCGATCGAAAACGCAAAGGCTGCGCTTGAGGCCGCTAAGAAAGATGCGACTGAGAAGGCGAACACCGCCCGGTCCGAAGCGATCAGCGCTGCAGAACAGGCGCTAGAGACAGCCAGGGCAGCCATTCTTGATGCCGCGGCAACTGACGCCTACACCAAAGCGTCCGCTGCGCAGAACGCCGCCATAAAGGATGCTGAAAGGAAGATCTCGGCGGCGGAAACCCGGCTCAATACGGCGATCGGCGGCAAGGCGGATGCGAACTCTGTTTACACGATTACCGAAGTGGACAATGCCCTCAAGGGCAAAGTCTCCACGTCAACATATACAACGGACCAAAACGGCATTATCAACCGCCTGGACAATGCAGAAACAAGCATCGAACAGAACGCAACGGCCATCACGTCGAAAGCATCCACGGAAGTCGTCAACGGCATCGCCGGCCGTGTAGAGACAGCCGAGACGACGATCACGCAGCAGGCCGGGATGATTTCCAGCAAAGCCGAGAAAGCGTACGTTGACACGGTTTCAGGCGTGGCCAGCAGTGCGAAGACAACCGCAGAACAAACGGCCGAGGGTTTGAGGTCCAAAGCGGAGACAGCGACAGTAAATGCGTTGACCGGCCGAGTTGAAACGGCTGAGACTACCATCAGCCAGCATGCCACCGCGATATCGTCGAAAGCAGAGAAATCAACCGTGGACACTGTCAGCGGTGTCGCCAATAGCGCAAAAACCCTTGCCGAACAGACGGCCGAGGGTTTGAAGTCTAAAGCCGAGACAAAGACCGTGAACGCGCTCTCGGGCAGGGTCGAAACTGCGGAAAGCACAATATCTCAGCATGCAGGACTGATCAGCTCTAAAGTAGATGCAAAGTATGTAACTGGTGCAATCGCGGACCTTAACATCAACGACAGGAACTTGATTCGTAACAGTGGTTTATTCAAAAACAGACATGGTTGGACATCAGGTACAGTAGTCATGAAAGATGGTGTTCCTGTTCTTCAAACCACTGGCACCTTGTCTAACGTTGATGATCTTGCTCTAGAACCAGGCACAGAATATGTAATAACGATGGTATTCATGCTCAGCTTCGATTTCAATGCCACCAATAACGTCCCTAACCATATCTATGTACGCTATCCTGGAGAGTCAACTCAATCTGCAATGGATGGATCGCCAACGTTAATCGGCGGAAATCGTCTCTTGAAAGCAAACGAATGGCATACCGTATCTCTTAGATTCAAGACAAAAGCAGATACAACAAAGATTCCGTATATCAAGTATCATCTATATCCGTCGACGGTAGCAGGCACTCGGACGCTGAAATCAATCAAGTTGCAGAAAGGTAGCAAAGCAACAGACTGGACACCGGCTCCGGAAGATTTCCAAACTCAAATCGATTCGCACTCAACACTGATTGAGCAAAACGCCAAGTCAATCACTTCCAAGGCTTCTCAGTCTTCTGTTGATACGCTATCTGGAACAGTGTCGTCACACACCACGACGCTATCACAGCACGCTAGTTCAATTGCATCGAAGGCAGAAAAGTCGTATGTAGATACGGTGAGTGGAGTTGCAAACTCGGCCAAGTCTACTGCAGAGCAGACAGCGGAAGCAATTAAGACGAAGGTAGAATCCTCGACATTCAATGCACTTGCAGGTCGCGTAGAAACTGCGGAATCTACTATTACTCAGCACGCAGGTTTAATCAGCTCTAAAGTTGATGCGACATATGTCGATAGGGCTACATCAATCGTGGACGGCGATGTAGGTTCTGTGAAGATTTTCAAGGATGTTCTTGCATGGCAACAAAGTGCTGTGACGTTGACAGGTATGCTGGTTATCCGAACACCTATAACTGGACGACAGATGACCCATATGTCAATTTCGGGTTACAACTACCGGAATAACAATGCGGTCATTGACCTTGAAATCTCGTTCTACAATTTCACGACGTCAATCACATCGCACGGATTTGTGAGCAAAGGCTCAAGGGAAATCACGAAGGTCAGAGCAGCACGAGCCGCAGATGGTAGCGTTATACTCTTCATCGGTGATGAGACAGATACTTGGTCATACCCGCACATTACTATCGACAAAGTGAAGTTCGGATATGTTTCGACGCCTGACTCGTATGCCAACGGTTGGAGCGCTGAAATTAGTCAATCGATGCCATCCGATATAACTTTACTCACCAACTTGGGTGGAATGGATTACGGATCGACACTGACAAAGCATTCATCTGAAATCTCTCAGAACGCCATAGCAATTACTCAGAGGGTTACGACATCAACATTTAATGCTCTTTCCGGAAGGGTATCGACAGCAGAAGGTAAGATCACGACGATGGCTGGAGAAATTGATCTCCGTGTTACAAAGAACGGCGTCATCGCCGGCATCAATGTCACTCCTGAGACAATCCGAATAAATGGTGCGAAAATCCACCTAACCGGCCAGACGCTCATTGATGACGCCATCATCGGCACAACGGCCATTGCGAATGCGGCCATCACGAATGCAAAGATTGGGAACCTTGCAGTCAGCACCGGACAGATCCAAAACGGAGCCATTACCAACGCCAAGATTGGAAACCTGGCCGTCGACGACGCGAAGATTGCCAGTCTGTCCGCGACCAAGCTCATTGCAGGAACCCTGGACACCTCGAAGGTCACAGTGCGGGGTGGCAGCTCTACGTCCTACACGCGAATCGACGGACCTCTCATTGAATCGCGAGGCCAGTTTACACGGACCTGGCAGGGCAAGACCGCGACCCATGACGTTATAATGTCTTTCCGTGACGGCTACTTCAGGGCAAGCAACGCAGCGGCGGATCGGAATCTCTATTATTCCGATTTCGGAATTTCCACCTATGCGAGCGGAAACCAAGATGAGTCGTCCGGTACGATTGAGTTCTTCTCTTATGATTACCACCCAACGAGAAAAGGTTTGACGATTTCTTCCGTTGGCGGTGTCGCCGCGCTTCGCTCAGGTCTGGAAAAAGTCATCATTGACGCCTATGATCACGCCTATATCAGATCCAATCGGCAGCAGATCAGGATCCAGCCCCGAAATCACGTAGCAGGGAATAACACATTCACGATGCACGTCGTCGACAACGGCGATCCAAGTCTACAAGACGGCATCTTGTTCTTCGGTTCGGAGAGTAACCCGAAATGGTCATCCGGCCTCCGATTCAGTAAGCAGCTGAACAGCAATACTGTTTCAATCACGGATGGGGATGGCGGATGGGGTACCGGTAACCTTGAAGCCTTGAACGTCAAAGTCAACAACCGAATGACGGGAGCCATGGAAGCTCCGGTGGATAACGCCTTTATCCATGTCAACAACGCATTGAAGGTTGTAGACAAAGGAGCCGGAAACAGTCTTAGAGACCTCGAGGTCAGGAACGCTATCATGAACGAAGTGATCTTCGGAAGCCTGCGGACTGGCGACGTGAACTCCAACACCTATATCGGCGTAGGATCCTATGAACTCCGGGTGACTAATAACCAATTCTACAACGGAGGAAACACGGTTTACCGGGCCGTTCGCGCCTCGGCATTTAATCAGGGTTCATCCCGAGCATTTAAGACTGACATCAAGCCGGTCGATGACATCGGCCTTGAAGTCGTTCGGTCGCTCACGGTAGTCGATTATATGCTTAAAGAAGAGGCCGAAAGAGGATTGATGGACAGGCACATTGGCTTCATCGCAGAGGATAGCGCACCCATTGCGACGAGTGACAAAAAGGCTGTGAATATGTATGCCGTGTCTGCCTACAACACCAAAGCCATCAAAGAGCTGGACAGCAAGCATTCAGATTTGGAGGGTGAGGTTTCCATAATGAAACTTGAAATCCAGTATCTAAAACAAAAAATCAAGAAATTGGAGTGTGCATGATTATGAAGATTGCAATTGAAAACGGAAAGCTCGGGCAGGCGATCAGCCTGCTTTTTGATTTGCCTTTGAAAGGCAAGCAGTCTCGCCATCGGACAAAGTTTATCGGGAAGCTGAACGCCCGCCTGGAAGAGGTGGAAAACGACAGGATCGCATTGGCAAAGGAACACGCCAAGAAAGATGCTGACGGCGAGGCCGTTCAAACGGATGGCAACTTCGACATCGTGGATGTGGAGGCGTTCTCCAAAGACCTGAAAGAACTTTATGCCGAGGAGATGATCATTGAGGGAGGTGATGTCAGTGGGATGTTAAAGACGGTGAAGGCAATCCTGGAGGATTGCGATAAAGAGCTATCGGGTCAAGAGGCCTTTATCTACGATTATCTGTGCGACCAATTTGAAAAAGGAGTGGATGAAGAATGATTACTAACATCAATATTCAGCGCGAGGACGGACAGGTTACAGGTATTACGGCGTATGTATCAGGGCAAATGTTCCCGGGGTTGACGCTTAACGGCAGTATTCCGCTGGAGGCCGGTGAGTTTGGTAATTCGCTCGACCTGACTAAGTTGGAGGCAGCGGTGAAGCAAAAGATCATCAATCGTCTAGTGAGCGGAGATTCGCCGACTGAAGAGCAGTCTGTTTAAGGAAAATTAGTATTAGAGCGTCTAAACCGGGCGCTCTCTTCTTTGTTGAAGGGTTAATCACCTAAAAGCGATAGGTTAACTCAAAAAAATTCTTTCAATAAGATAAGATGTATAAAGGATTCCACTTTTAGGTGTCGAAATATGACACTTGAAGGGGGATCGTCCGATGATAAAAAGAGTATTTCGGAAAATTGCATTCGGTGATTGGGTAAGAATTGCACGAGGAACAATCGAGGAAAACGCCAGTTACCTGGAGATCGGGACGGATAACGAGGCCGTATTGTCCTTTCTCTGTCGTTGTAGGAGAAGCGGAGAAGTTATTTCGAATCCAGTTGTCTGGGTTGAAGAAAGCTATTCCGTCTACACAGGTGATTACAAAGTCATCCACATGGACGATCAAGGCACCGTATTGCGCAAGTTTAAATAGTAAGAAACGGCCTACGCAACATTTCTACCACTTTTGGGAAGGAATCCCTTCTTATTTGTCGAATTGTGACGCTGGAGGGGGGACTCCAATGACAGATATAGAATTTTGGAGGATTTCGTTTAACGATTGGGGTTGTAATGTAAACGGCACAATCAGGAGATCTGCAAGCAGTCTCGAATTGTTGACTAAGAGTGAGGAAGTTAAGTCGTTCCTTACCCGCTGCATGGAGACTCAAGAGGTAATTAGCAATCCTTTAGTACATGTTGGACAAGGCTTCTACTGCTATGCGGGAAACTACAAAGTCAGCCATGTTGACGAGGAGAAAATGATTCTAAGAAAGTTATTGAAGAAATAA